GGATTATTTACAGAGATACAATCCAGTTCTTATTATCCAGATCAAATGGTTATGAAAGTTCCATATCTTGCAAATATTTCAGGAGGTCTTCAGGAATTAAATTCTCAAAATAATAATTGGGTTTATTTTCAAAATATATATAAAGCTGGAGGTAATGTAACTATAAAACAATTTAATTCTACACAATATTCTAATCAAAAATATTTAGATAAAACTTTTAAAATTGTAGAAAGTGGATATTCTCATGAACCATATTGGTATAGAAATCCTAGTGATACAGTTGAATGTTATAATATTCAATTAGAAGGTGATGGTGGAATTAGTTCATCTTATGCTCGTGATTCAAAAAGGATTGATGTAATTCCGGGAGTAACTGCTCCAATTAATAGATTATATTACGATGGAACAACTTTTCCAGATTCTTCATCTATATTGTGTGCATTTCCGATAATATATTCAGGATCTACTCCATTTAGTTCTGGTACTACAGCAAGTTGGTATAATATTAATTTGTATTTGCCAGAATATGCAACAAACATTAATTTAGGATCAGATCCAAATAATAGATTAACAGCTTTTAGTAGTGGATCTAGATTTAATTTTTTAACAGGATCTTATTATACTGCGCCTTCTACAGGAATGTATTATATGGATGCTGCAATAAGATTAAAATATGTTGTTTCATACACTTCAGGACCTTTACCTTCTGCATTTGAAACAAAAGTAAAAATTGAATTTTTAAAAAATGCATCTTATTCTACAGGTCATTTAGAAGGCACATTACTAGCGTCAAAAACATTTGATATAATAAGTCCAGGTACATTTATTTCAGGAGAATTTACTAATACATCTTATTTTCCTATACCATATCCAGTATCCCTATCAGCTACAGATACAGTGCATGTAAAAGTTTCATTATATACAACAACTGCATTAGTAGGATTAGATGTATATGCATATCAATATCAACAAGTATTTAGAAAAATTCCAATAGATGGTCTTTATTGTATAAATCCAAGTAGTAATTCATTAATATCTTCATCATTTACAGCGGGATCTAATACTTTAAGTATAAATCCTGGAATGCAAGATTTTTTTAACGCAAATTCTACTTTTATACCACAATCATCATCATTATATAATCAATTTGGAGAAGTAAGTTATCCTACATTAATCCAAAAAAATGATGAGATGATATTTTATTATCAAGGATCTGATATAGGATATGGAAGTTTAACTAATATCTATCCAGTTAGATTATTAATTACAGATGTTACTACTAATAGTTTTGGAAATGTAACTAGTATCCAAGTATATCCTAACGTGCCTGATTATTTAACTTCTACTAATATAAATTCTTATAAAAAATTAGTAATAAATAAAGTAATACCGGATGAAACCACAATGATCCTCCAAGGTAAAAAGAATGCAGGAAAAACTTCTTACGGGTTTGCAATACCTGAAAACATCAATCCACAGATAACTAAGAATATAAACACTTTACAATCTACGATACAGTCTCAGATACTAAACTTCTAATCTAGATATTTATAAACATAAACGATAAAAAGAAAAAATGGCTTACTTAAATAGCACATCGGTGGTGATCGACGCCATCCTTACAAAAAAGGGAAGAGAGCTTCTTGCTAGAAACGACGGCTCTTTCAGGATAACACAGTTCAGCCTTGCAGATGACGAGATTGACTATAGCCTGTATAATCCTAATCACCCATCAGGTTCTGCTTTCTACGGTGAAGCAATTCAGGCAATGCCAGTTATCCAAGCATATCCTGAGGATCAAGAGATTATGAAGTATAAACTTTTGACTTTGCCTAGAGGAACTGGAGCAATACCTGTGATCAGCTCAGTACCTTCAAACATAAGCTTAGTTTTAGGTTCACCGCTGTCAATTACTCCGTCTACTGCAAACTACAATGGATCTAGCACTTTCTTTGAAACTTCTGGATATCAGTTTACTATTGGAGATGTTAGAACAATGTCAAGCTTTACTGCTACTGGTATAAACACGGCAGAGGCTACAGCTCTAAACACTACAACTACTATAGGAACTAATGTATCTAAGACTGTAATAGGAACTACATTGAATATGACAGCTACAACTGTTAGATCACTATTTGGTTCAGCTACGTCTATAAACACTAACTTAACAATCGTTGGTAGAGATTCAGGAGCAAGATTTACAATTCCAGTAACAATAACATTAAGCGCACAATAAAAAGATAATATAAAATGTCATATACAATATTAGATCCTACGGATTTTGTAGTAAGTTCAGATTCAGTAGTAGCACCGGCTTGGAGTACTGGAAATCCTACATTAACTGGGACAAACATGATTACTTCTTCTAATGCGGCGTCTCCATCTCCTAAATTTTATCTTGATGTTTATGATACTGCATTGACAGGATCTACGGCTCAAGTTCAATTTTCTATTGCTTACGGTAACGCAAAAGGATCTGGATCAACTCTGTATAATACTCTTGTTCCTGGAATGAGTCCATCAAGAACTACTTATGGACAATATAGAAATTTAGTGTATGCTGATGAGACCAAACTATTCAATTTTGGCGCTGGTAATGTTGCATCTAATGATATAGTTGCAATAAACATCGATAGAAATATATACAAAGAGAGTTTATTTCCTGGAACATTGAAATTAGTTTTAGGTTCTGGAAGTAATACTGTTTCTTTGACTGACGATAGTGTTTATATCACGAATAATAATCTTACTGTAACATACGGAGATTGTGGTCGTATATTCAATCTTATCTCTGGTTCTTATGGTCTACCAGCATCAACTACTATAGGATCTGCTGCGGCAGGATATACACCTTCAGGATCTTATGGTTTCTTCCTTCCAGATATAGGTACCATAATTCTAAACCCAAGAGCATTAGCATTACCGCCAGCATCAGGAGGAATCAATCTATATCTTGACACAACATCTAATCCTTCATTGCCATCGTCTTCAAATAGCAATAATTCTGTTTATAATGCCTTGGTAACCGGTCAGTGCTTCCAGCTTAACTCGCAGGAGACAGTATCAGCAAACTACGTCTTTGTAAGGGTGAAGAACGGTGATTACAACTACAGCAACAACCCATCATTCCTTTCAGGTTCTAGCGGTCAGCTGATCTATCCAAGCCTTGTAAACAGTCCTCAGACGTTCCCTACTACTGTCGGTATGTACAACAACAACGGAGACCTTCTGGCTGTGGCAAAGATGAGCAAGCCGATGCTGAAAGACTTCACACACGAGGCCTTGATACGCGTAAAGCTCGATTGGTAAACCTAAAAAACTGTTACGAAACTCAATAAAACTACATGGGTCGTTCTCTAAACACTCTTAAAGGATCAGACGTTACTGTGACTCCTATAAAGCTGAAGTATGCCAACACCATACCTAGCGCTTCTTTGGATTCTAACGGTATAACTCTGACTTTGGCAAGCAACCAGAACTTTGATTACAACAATCCTAGCTATGGAGACAACTTTCTGCTTTATAGGTCTGTTAGGGAACTCTACTATATGAACTATATCTCAGGTTCTTTGATTGGATCTGGAAGCGGTTACGAGTGGTATCCACAATCTACAGCAGCTAGTGGAACGTTTGATAATGACTATAGATATTTCCCTACTGAATCTAATGCCCAAGTGTTGGTTATATCAATTCCTAGGGCTAAATTTGGCGAGAACGTTGCAAGGTCTTCATTCAGTCTATCTTCTTCTACGTACAACATAGTGGACGATGGAAATGGGAACCTTGTGGATGCTGTAGCAAGTAACGTTCACGTAGGAAACCTTCTTTATAATCAAGGAGTGGGTATTATTACAAACGTCGATTATCTGTATGCTTTAACTCCTACTCCTCCATGTGCTGTACCAACATTCTTACCATTTAACTCATCAGAAACAACTGCAGTAGCCAATTGGACTGCTCCAGGAGATCCTACTCTATATTACGAATATGTATACTCAACTTCAAGTGTAACGCCAACGGGAGCAGGAACTAGTATTTTAGCAGATTTAGGCACATTAGGTATATCAGGATTAACAGCTAATACAACTTACTATTTCTTCTTAAGATCTATGTGTAGTGTTTCTAATTATAGCAGTTGGGTATCTCAATCATTTACAACACAGATATCGGCAGTGCCATTAAGAACAGGTCTTATAGGTGAGTATTATTCTAGTGCAGGACTAACTACGTCTTCAAATAATATTACTAGATGGAATGACCAATCAGGACAAGGTAATGATCTCTTTGTAGTCGCTCCAACAAATAACTTATGGTTCCCTCAATATACAGGTTCTTACTTTAAATCACAGCCAGGAGTTTATTTATCAGGGTCTAATACAACAGGATCAAGCATGAGAACTGCTGTGACTATGAGCGGTTTATCTGGAAGTCAACAGTTAACAGTATATTATGTAGCAAAACCATTAGTAGGATCGGGAGCTATCATGGAATATGCTTCTGGATCTATCACTGGAAGTACTGGAGATAATTGGGCTACAAGTACTGGAAGCTTTATAATATCTAATGATTATGGTACAATATCTGTACAATCACTTGGAAATGTTGGAGGTACGACTGCTGTAAAATCTATTGTAGGAGGTATAAAAGGAGTATATACAAATACAGTAGATTTTACGCTATCTACTAACGAAGCAACTGTATATGAAAATAATAATTCTACAGGAGTACTTAGATTAATTAATTCTAATAATTCAGGCTCATTTGATGGATATAAATTAACAGTTGGCGGAGGTTCTTCGGATTATAAACATATTGCGGCAAATGCAATAATAGGATCAATACTTATTTATAATGTAGCACATAATAATACTGAAAGATTACAAGTTTTTAATTACTTAACCTCATCATATTTAGTATAACACATGCCAACGTACGCTCCATTCACGATGTCTTTCCAAGCTGAGACCACGATCTACCAGAACGAGGTGAGGTGTCATGTGAACGAGAACGATTTCAACTACACGCTAAATCCTTCGGCGACCAAGTCAGGATCAGGAGTATTCCCAGGCACACTGAACGACAACGTAACAGGATCGGATTTCACTCCGTTTGCTACCACTGTCGGACTATACAACGCGCAGGGAGATCTTCTTGTAGTAGGTAAGTTTGGCACTCCATATCCAATACCAAGAAACACGGACATGACGTTCGTGGTTAAATACGACTCATAAAAAAGAACATGAACTGGTTATTAAACGGACAAGAAGTTACAGACGTACAGCAATTCGGCGATAAGGCTATCGGATTCGTGTACAAGATCACAAACACAAAGACTGGAAAGTTCTACATAGGCAAAAAGATCCTTGAAAGCAGGACCAAGAAGCTGCTCACGAAGAAAGAACAGGCTGAGTGGGATAAACCAGGTCGTGTACCAAAGAAGAAACTCGTTGTAAAAGAAAGCAACTGGGCTGACTATTGGGGAAGTTCTAAACCGCTACTTGAAGACTTAAAAGGTGGCAAGGACGGGTTTGTGAGAGAAGTGCTTAGGGTGTGTTACTCAAAGAAAGAACTCTCATATTATGAAACTTTCTATCAGTTCGAGTTCAGGGTTTTACATATAGATAGTTATAATGAGAATATCCTTGGAAAGTTCTACAGAAGAGACGCCCAGGGACCGCAATCTTAGCGCTGGAGGCATCACCAGGATCAT